ATAGCGAAGTTAGTATGACGACGATAAACTACTTTGAAAAAGGTAATTTGAGGATTACCGGTTAAATAAACATCCTGAGCACCATAAGCTACTAATTGAAGAAGACCACCACCCATTTACGCTATATTCTTTATACTATTAGAGGAGAAAAAAAAAAGAAACTTTATAGCAATTTAACAACATATATAAATAAATATATAATATAATTTAATTGGAATAAGCAAGGCCGCCCATACCAGACAATATACGAAGTACATTATAATTTACAGCATAAACGTGAAGATTCTTTGAAATGCCAGCATTAGCAACTGTGTAGCTAGTACCAGTTTGGTCAATCTCTAAATTGAGAACAGCGGTATCAATACGAGACATATTGAGAGTGCCACTTGGCTGGTGCTCTTCCGGTTTTAGGGCGAAGGAATACACGTTGATGCCGGGGTTGGAGGGGATATTTTCGTGATGTTGGTAGGGTTGTATTAAATTGAAATATGAGCCTGGTCTTGCAGAAAAGCGATCATTACCGTTTAATACAAGTTTGGCAGATTTTATGGGATTAGTTGAAGTAATTGCGCTTGTAGGATTATATAATACCGAAGAAGATAGACCGTAGGTATTAACTGCGCTTGAATAATTAACCCAGTTATTATTAATTACGTACTTATCAGTAGCAGTAGAGGTGTGATCGGAAGAGCAGAACCAGACTAACTCTTTGCAAGGGTGATTGAAAGATAATTTAGGTTTAATGGCTGCAGCAGCCGAGGATATACTTTCAGTACCGGTGAATTGTAGCTGTTCTATTAAATATTCGTGGGATAATTGAGCGAATCTTCGGCGTTCATCGGTATCTAAGAATATGTAATCAACCCATAATGAAACAGACGATAGGGGGTTGATTGGATTAGCAGTACCTCTGCAATTCTCATTTGTTTCAAAGAGGATGTTAATTTTAACTTCGTGGTATTGTAGAGCGATTAAAGGAAGGGCTAAACCTACGTTGCGACAGAACCAAAACTCTAAGGGGATATATAGATTAGCACCAGCAGTAGAAGTTCCTATTGTCGCGAGCATATCATTAGCACCTACCATCTTTTTATAGGCATCTTTCTTTGATATGGGAAGCGAGAGTTCATTCCATACATACATCCAGTGAGAATAATGCTTGTCTATCTTTTGACCACCGATTTCAATTTCTACATAGTTTATTAAACGGAGACCGAAATAAGGACATACTGTATTAGTGCCCGAATAATAATTAACAACAGATAAATACATACGGTGTATTAAATCGCCATTACGAGATATTTGGCAGGTTACACGATTGCCAAAGTTGGGAGTTCCGTTAAAAGTTTGTTGGATAGCTTCAATAGCAAAGTTAGTATGACGACGATAAACTACTTTGAAAAAGGTAATTTGCGGATTACCGGTTAAATAAACATCCTGTGCACCATAAGCTACTAATTGAAGAAGACCACCACCCATTTACGCTATATTCTTTATACTATTAGAGGAGAAAAAAAAAAGGAAATTATATAACACGACTCTTTTATAATTTTTATTATAGTTGATATCTTTATTATATTTTTAATTGGAATAAGCAAGGCCGCCCATACCTGATAATATACGAAGGACGTTGTAATTGACCGCGTATATATTGATGCCTTGGTATGAATGATTAGTTGGAGCTGGATTAGCAGTAACCATCAAAGTTGCGGTGTCAATACGAGACATATTGAGGGTGCCGCTCGGTTGGTGCTCTTCGGGTTTTAGGGCAAATGAATACACATTTATAGAATTGTGTACGGGAACGTTGGTGTGATGCTGGAAGGGTTGAACATAATTGAAATAATCGCCTTCTCTTACCGCAAAACGATCGTTGCCGTTTAATTGGAGGATGGCATTCGCGAAAGGGTTGCTATTTGTCGCAGGTTTGACACCTGATATAACTAAATAGTTTGATGTACGCTGTCCTCCTAGTGCTGCAGATTTACCATAAGCTAACTCATATGCTTTCTCGTCGTCTGCCGCGTCCAAGTTGGTGTAATCATACCATCTGGTTTTATTAACAGTAGTGGAAGAAGGGGCTACTTTTGCGACCCATATGAGTTCTTTGCAAGGGTGATTGAAGTTGAGCTTGATTCTGTTGGTGCCGGCAACTAGGGGTTCAGTGCCGGTGAATTGTAGCTGCTCTATTAAATATTCGTGGGATAATTGAGCGAATCTTCGGCGTTCATCAGTATCTAGGAAGATATAATCAGCCCATAAAGAGATATTTTTAATTTCTTCAAAATCGGTTAATGCACCATTGCTTCCAAGAGATATGCAGTTGGGCTTAGTTTCAAAATCTATTTTTACTTTGACTTCGTGATATTGAAGAGCGATTAAAGGAAGCGCGAGACCTACATTTCGGCAAAACCAGAACTCGAAGGGGATATATAGAGTTGTCTCAGTTATAGCGGAATTAACAAAGCCGCCGTTTAATATATCTTTGTCGGCACCGACCATAGTATCATATGCATAGCGTTTGCCGATAGGAAGAGATAATTCGTTCCAGATGTAAAGCCAATCAGAATAATGCTTATCTATTTGTTGGCCACCAATTTCAATAACAACGGATTTTATTAAGCGCAACCCGAGATAATTTTGGTATGTGCTGGTACTTGCGGCTTGTGCGGTTTTCTTTTTAGGGACATCAACCTGTAAATACATACGGTTTATTAAATCGCCGTTGCGTGATATTTGGCAGGTTACAGTATTACCGTATCCGGCATTACCGTTGAAAGTTTGTTGGATAGCTTCAATAGCAAAGTTAGTATGACGACGATAAACTACTTTGAAAAAGGTAATTTGCGGATTACCAGTTAAATAAACATCCTGAGCACCATAAGCTACTAATTGAAGAAGACCACCACCCATTTACGCTATATTCTTTATACTATTAGAGGAGAAAAAAATATAGATTATATGACACAAAAATTATTTTTATTATATAAACCTTAATATTTATAATTCAAATATAATGATGTTTAAAGAGAAGTCATCTAAAAAAAAAATAACAACAGATATAAATGAAACTGTTACTTTGGACGCGATGCATAATAATATGATAAAGGATTTTGAGAAGAGCGATAAGGAAAAGATATACTATCTTGAAAAACTGAGTTATTGCGAAGAAAAGAAAATGGAGATATTAAAAAGTATAAATAATACAGCCGATAAAGAACTTAATAGTCGGCTTTGGTTCAGTAATATAGAGTTGAACGAGCAGATAATAGATATTAAAAGTAAATTGAATGAACTCAATAATTTAGATGAAATAGAGTATTACAAGAATACTAGCGATATATTATTTCAATATTACGATACCGTAAATAAGCAATCGGATATTAATCAGAATATCAACTTTATCAAAGAGGCTTGTAATAAACCGAAGATATACAAGAAGGAATCCAAAAAAAAGCGAAGTATGAGTATTAATACAAACACTATTAATGTATTAGAGGCTCTTAATAACATAGATAATAAGAAGCTTGTAAAAGAAAATAAATGCGCGGATAGCGATATATGCGATAAAACGGATGCCAATAAAACTAAGGAAGAAATAAACGATAATGATACTAGCAAGATATATGACAAGAGTACCTTGGTAGATAAATATATGGCTATAATAAACAATAGATATGTTAGAACAGTTGAGGACGAAAACATAGAGATATGTAAGGTTTGCAAAAATAGTATGACGTGTCTCCAACACGATGCTATAATTGTATGTAGTATCTGCGGATATCAGGAGCTTCTCTTGGTAGAGCAAAATAGACCGATATTAAAGCAGAATACTAAGGATACATCGCATTTTTGTTATAAGAGGATTAATCATTTTAGGGAGTGGTGCAATCAGGTTCAGGGAAAAGAGAGTACGGATATACCTGACGAAATATTTGAAAAGATTTTAACGGAAATTAAGAAAGAGAAGATAACTGACCTGAAAAAAATAACCTATTTAAAAATGAGGGATATTCTTAAAAGATTGAGAATAAACAAGTATTACGAGCATATCAATTATATTATAAACAGAATCAACGGAATACCTACGCCGCAATTCAGTCCTGAATTGGAGGATAAGCTATGTAATATGTTTAGAAGCATCCAGGCGCCTTTTTTGAAACATTGTCCGAAAGATAGAAAGAATTTTTTGTCATATAGCTATGTTCTCTATAAGTTCTTTCAGATACTCGGGCTCAACGAATACCTCAAATATTTTCCATTATTGAAAAGCAGAGAAAAGCTCTATGTCCAGGATCAGATATGGAAAAAGATATGCGTAGATTTAAACTACGAAATCATACCATCATTATAATCTGCTTACCACGACTGCTGTAATATATTTAAAAATCCGCAAATATTCCAGAAGACAAGTATACTGACGATAGGCTGACGATAGGCTGACGATAGGCCGACAATTATTATAATAAATATATTGATATTGACATAGCAGATACTTGAGAAGCCGGAATATTCTTATTTTTAGAATTTAAAATTTGAGTAGCTGAGCGTATCTCTTAGTTTTTTAAAAATTTCAAAAGTTTTTTAGAAATTACAAAATAATTCAAGAGATACGCTCCGCTACTCAAATTTTAATTTTCAAATTTTATAGAAATATGGTTGCTTTAGCTTGCTCTGTGTAGCTTGAAGAGACTACCGAGAAATTTTTTTAACATTTTATATAAGTAAAAAATGATTGAGCGCTATGTATTTATATAGCATTCTGTTAATCTAATAATCTCAGCTATATTAGTAATATTATTAATAACTATGAACTATTTGACTAGATATATTATATCTTACGAGGATAGTTTTATAGTTTTACAGTCTATGATTCTATCAGTTATATTGTTGAGAGCATTTGGCGAGATATTGTTTTATATTCCAAATGATATTTATTATGATATGAATTGTATTGAATTGCATTTGCATAAATAATAAAAATAATTAGAGG